TGTAACTCGTGCAGCATTGTTTACTCAGGACCTTCAGCTAGTAGAGCACTATGTTCTACCATCTATGAGTGGTGGCAAGGTCATGACAGTCAAGCCACATGGTGCAGTGACTAAGCCTGTCTTTACAATTAAGGAAGTGGTTAAAGCACCTACTCCACCAAAAACAAAGTCTTCAAAAAAAGTAGTTACTAAAGATTATAAATCTGCTATTAAAAATGAAGATTAGAAACTAGGACGGTCGGAAGTTTTCATAATATAACTCTTGTCACTGATCGATTCAAGTGATTTATATTCATTACCAATATCAATCTGAATGCTGTATGGCAAGCGCCTAGTATTTCTTGCGTGTACGCCTACATAAAAGAAGTCACGTGGCTTGACATACATCAGATCATGTGGGTGCTCTTCATGCTCGCTTGTGTATAAACGAACGTCCAAGTATGCGTTGTTGTACATATTAGATGTTTTAAGATTATTTAGGTCAATACTTAAATAAGCATCTAAACCAATTGCAGGTAACCTATTGGGAGGAGTTGCAGCAGAGTTGTAGCCTGCATCTAACTCCGCTCCAGCTTGGTCAAGGTTGCTACGTGTAAAATCTGCATCATTCTCTTCTTCAAAAAAATTAATATCAGCTTTAATGTATCCTGGCTCCATGTACTCTTTCTGTACATTGTCACCGACGATATTTAAGTTTACTTTAATAAAGTGATTTTCAACGCCATATAATCCAACAGCATCTGCATACTGCAATGTTACTGGCACAGTACTTACTTCAGCAATTTCTGCTTTAGAAATACTTGCACCAGTCGCATAGTTTAACGATTTGCTAGAAGCGTATCTGTCTGGATTAGTATTGTCACTTGCAGAATAAGTTTGATATTGCTTAAGTAATTGAGTTGTGACGTCCATGGTCGAACCACTTCTTTATCTCTATTGTATTAAAGATAGTCATTGACAGATTCTGATTCTTGACGCAGGTTCTTCAATGCTTTGTGCTCCAAAGTTCTTACACGATCACGGCTCATGTTTAAAACTTGCCCGATTGCTGTCATTGACATTGGTTCAAGAATATCTTCTCCAATTCCATAGCGCATACTAATTACAGCTGCTTGCATCTCAGGCAGCTCGTCAATTAATTCACGGATATCATCCTTGATAAACTGCTGCTCCAATAACATTTCTGGCAGTTGTGTCTTGTCTTCCAATAGGTCAATCAATGCTGTATCCCTGTTCTCTCCAATTTTAATTTCTAGCGATGTAGGTTGACGAGCTTTGCACATTAAATCTTTAATTTCATCTACCTTTAAGTTTAAGTATTCAGACAGCTCAAATACATTTGGCAACTGTCCATTGATCTGGCTTAACTCACGCTGGGCTTTCTTAAGTTTGTTGAGGTTCTCAGTAACATGGATTGGTAAACGAATCGCCCTCGATTTTTCAGCGATAGCGCGAGTGATCCCTTGGCGGATCCACCAGTAGGCGTAAGTAGAAAACTTGTAACCACGACCAGGATCAAACTTTTCGACGCCACGTACGAGACCGATCGTTCCTTCTTGAATGATGTCAAGAAGGTCCATGTTTCGCTTGGTGTATTTCTTTGCAACCGATACCACAAGCCGAAGATTGGCAGTAACCATTTTGTCTTTGGCTCGTTCACCATCTCGGATCTCCTTGCGTAATTCTTTTTGTGCTATGCCTAATGCTTTTGCAAGGTCATCCTTAGTAATCTCTCCAAGCAATTCCTCGCATGCTTTGATTTCCATTAGACGTTGAACTTGTCTGCCCAATAGAATTTCTTCATCATGCTCAAGTAAAGGAATACGTCCGATATCACGGAGATACGCACGGACAGAATCTCCTGTACTCTTTGTAGATGCCATATTTGATTTTCGCTTATATTTAATTCTATCAGTCTAAGTGTTGTTTATCAACTATAGATTCCGGCAAACCTAGTACTTTCTTTTGGATTTTCTCCTGACTCAAGTGATTCAACTGCCATTGCTTGTGCAGCATGCTCGTTGTATCCTTTTTCTTTATAGTTAGTAAGATTACGTTCGTATTGCTCAATTGAACTTTCAAAGTCTTCACCATGATGTACCATCTCTGCTGCCATTTGATTAGCAGCTTGATCTTCTACACCATCAGATTTCAGATGTTTCCAAATGGCCTGAAAAATATCAGGATCACTTGCTAGTTCACCAGCCTTTCTAGTATTCACTTGGCAACACTATGAATCTCTATTTATTCTATCAATTACTATTAAGCTAATCCTTTAAGGCGAGACTGTTGCGCAACAGATGCCATTTTTGCTGCAGCGTAGTTTGGATCTGACATTCTTGCCATTTCGCTGTCTTGGCCCTTCGAAGCAAGAATTGCCATAGCCACATGACCTGACTTCTGCTGGTTTGCAATTTGTGCCGCACTGAGACCTTGAACCTTTTGCATACCCTCCAGTGCAACCCGTCCTTGGGTTTCATTGGTAATCGCTTGTTGACCAGCATTGCTAACAAGTTGCTGTGCCTGAATGCCTTGTTGAAATTCTTGTGAGTTAAGCATGTCTACAATTAACTTTAATCTGTTATCTATATTGTACGTAAATTAAATACGTCCTTGTTCAGGACCATCTACGTAATCAATAGCTGCCAATAAACCAGCTAGTCCACCAGCACCAGCTAGTACTTCCCCAGCCATGCGTTTTTCTTTGTCTTTCTTTAAAGCGTATGATCCGCCCTCTTTAAGTAGTTCTTTGACAAAGATATCTAGGTTTCTGTTCTCAGGTCTAGAGGCAAGCTCTAGAGCCTGAGCCATATCTTCTGACGTTGGCTTACGGCCTAAGACCTTTTCTAAGACCTCAGGTGTAAGTTTTCCATGAAAGACATAATCCAAATCTGGATTAGAAGGTAACGACCCCGTAGAGCCGATACCTAGTTCTCTTGCACGTGCGCCAGAGTTGTATCCCATTACATGTCTTGGATAAGGGCCTTAGCTTGCAGGGCACCTTGAGGAGCCTGTGAGAGATAACGCCATGCGTTCTCAGGGGAGCTGTCCATCATTTCGCTGAAGGAGCCCCAGAAGTCATTTGCCTGGTTGACCTGACGGCCAGGGGTAGGCATGTCCATTTGTGGGCGTTGGAAGTTCTGCGGAACTTGTCCTTGCTCTTGAGCTTGGATCTCAGCTTCGAACTGAGCACGGGCTTCATATTGCTGACGGACTTGGGTCTCTTCAGCGGTTTCAGTTGGGTAAGGACCTTGAGGACCAAAGAACTCATTGACGTAATCAGCCAACACATCAGGGTTGGTGAGCATCAGGTTCATTGCACCGTTCTCTTCAGTAGAGGCTTCGAATGCACTAAGGACATTGTTGCCACGCTGAACTTGCTCGATCAGTGCGTCTTCAACTGCACAGGCGTAGGTGTTCAGTAGAGCAGGAGCTTCAGCACCAAAGTGCTCAAGAACTTCAAGACTTTCTCCGCTGATTCCGCTTAGGTACTGATCCTGAGCCTGACTTGCTCCGTGCTGCACCGCTTGCTGCACCAGGCTGCTGACGTCGGATTCCGTATAGCTCTGGGTTGAAACTTGGGGCTGCGAAATCTGCTGAACCTGCGGGGCCATTGAAGCCCAACTGGGTTGAGTAGTTGCCTGCGGCGTTGGTGTTGTCTGGTAAGCCGAGGGTGAAACCTGGGCCTGGGAGGGGCTGGACGTATTCAGGCTTGCGCTGAGCGCCTGAAACGCCTGCTGCCATGGATTGCCCTGAGTCGCTGCCGAAGCCTGCGGGGCCTGGGCCGATGCCTGGTAAACCGGTGCCTGAGGAGCCACCATTGGCTGACCCATTGATGCCGGGGAGGTTGGGGACTGGCTCGTCGCGTACTGGCTGGCCGCGCTCGGCACGTAGTTGGTCGGCGCTGCTGAGCTCGTCGGGGATACTGCTTGTGCTTGCTGGCTTGTAACTTCCACTGTAACTTAACTCCTTACGTAAGAATTCTAAAGATCGATATAAGAACCCTGTCATGTCAAGGTTCGGGTCAGATGCCAAAGGAACATCTGGCATTTGTGGATGAGGCAATTGATAGAATTGCCCCAGTAAATTAATAAAACTGCTAATACTTTGTTGTGTTTGCTGGACCATTCTGAAGGGAAAGCCACTTAACATTGCAGCTCGTTCTTCATCAGTTTTTCCAGGGAAAAGATATTTGAGAGCTTCAATTGAATCAACTCCCAATTCTTGAAGGTTGCGAACAACGATACTGTTATTAAGCAGATCTTCAGTGCTTTCTTCAAAAACTTCACCCATCCAACGCCAACTGACTTTTGATGCTCCGTCAGGAACAAGACCAGTTACACCAGGGGGTATTTCACCTGCGTCTAGTTTAGCACGCATCTCTGTATCACGTTTTTTGATAAATTTCTGGTAATTATCCTGATATTTACCATAAGCTTTTTCATACTCTTGTTTGTCTTCAAATTCTTCAGGCAGAGGTAGCACAGGTTCTTCAAGCTTCATTGCAGCAGCAAATGAATCATTGAAGTTGCGCTCTTCTGCGTAGATCATCATTGAGAAGAGAGGACATAAACCATAGGTAAACAAAGCTCTTGCTTTTTTTTCAGCGGTTGCTGCTACACGTCCATATAGTGTTTTAATTTCATAAGCAGTAGCTGCAGTATTAATATCAATATCATCTACTCCACCCAGTGCTAGTCGAATCTCAGAGCGATACTGCTTGACGTACAAATTTTGATCACCAGACACACTATCCGGTGTCATATAACCAACGCGATCAGTTGGCTCAAGGTTTGCAATAACCCGAGGAACCTTGATCTGCCCATCAAGTGTCCCAGAACCAAATGGCTGACTTACACGTGTACTAGCTCTTCCAGTGCCTCCAATAGGAGCAAACCCTGCTTGAGAGCTAATCGTTGGACGGAAGCTATTGTCATCACCGCTGTCAAGGATGTCATGTCGTGGACGACTGGAGATAAGTGTTGGATTACCAAAGAACTTCATGTTCTTACGGATATTGCGGACTAACTCATCGTGATACAGGATCTGATGTGCAAGCCAGTCGAATTCTCCATTACCTGTTGCTTCACCTGTACAGTCCATGTGATTAAACACTTCAACTGCAGGAATAAATCCAAGGCTATTGGTCAAGGTCTCTGTTTGACCAGGCATCTTGAAGGGCATTGCACCCATTTGATTCGAGAATTCAATTTTCTCGTCTGAAATTGTTTGTTCAATACGATCTTTATAAACTTTAAGTTGAATCCACTTCTTTTTACCATTAGCTCCATTTGCCCCTGGCAAGTTGTCACCTAATCCAGTGGTTTGTTGAATATTGAAGGAATAAACAAGAACTAAGGACTCTAAGTCACCGGCTTGGTCTCGATATGCTCGATAACTATCTTTTGGGAAGAAGAGAATCTGATAGCTTTCACCTGCTGGCCTGAAATAAAATAGACCTTGGCCATCACATAAGAAATAATCAACAATGCTCTCAAACTTCATTTCAAGCATGTTCTCTTCGCAGAGCTTGGCTACAAAGTCTCTACGTTTACCAAAGGAATCTTGCTCTGCATAAAATTCTATGCCTCTACGAAGCATGAATGTTCTCATTTGTGCTAAATGAGATGACACAATCATTGAGTCTACGGATAAATCTCCTCGCCTCTCTTTTGCTGCTAGTAGTATTTGTTGAAATTCGCTATTAATTGAATTCATTTCAATATTTCATGCTGTTCTATAGTTCAATACTACTTGATTTTGTTTAATGTATCCTCATAGATTTTCGATGCATCCGATGTAATTGGTGTGGGCATTTCAGGGAGAGTAAAATTGAAATCGAAGGGACTCTTGCCTTTAAAAATTGCATCACGTCCTTTATCAGCACGATCACGGGACTCTTGAATTGAATCTTTCAATCCAGTATTTAATGCAGCATCACGATCTGGATTGTTTGGACTGTAATCAGTATTTTTGTAGGTGTCGTACTCTCTGCGATTACCACGCTGTGCTAAGCGATTGGAATCAATGTACATATCCATAAACTTTTGCGATGCAGCAGGACTATCATCTACGTCGTAGAATCCTCCCATCGTTGCACTAGATACTGGGGTATCATAAAGTTTACTTTCTCCATCACCACCTTTGTAGTTAAAGGTACGAGTACTACCACCGTAAAAACGTCGTGAGTTGTCAGAGTTGTCAACACTATTATCTACAGTTTGAGTAATTGAGTTGTCCTGACTTACTTGGTTGTTATTTCCTTGGACCGACTGGGGATTAGCTTGCGAAATTGGTGAGTTAATAGAGTTATCTCCTGATGCAGTCCCATTATTTGATGCTGCAGGTGTTGGAGTATTTGTTGCAGTATCTTCACCACCTTCTTTTACGCCAAAGCTTACGCCACGGTTCTCTAAATATGATTTTGCTTTGTTATTAAATTTAGCGCCGCTATCTACTAACCTTTGATATTTAGACACCATGCTATTAGAGCCTTCGTCTACAGATACTCCTTTTGGACGTTCACGGAATTCTGATATGACTTCTTTAGCTGAATAGCGTCCACCTTTAGTCGGATCTTGCTGCCCCTCCGGCGAGATGCGATTGTATTCTTCAGTGCCAAGACGTTTCTCTAATTCGTTACGAAATCCATCGCTACCTGCTTTACGAGCCATCTCACTATCTATAAATTAAAGCTGTCACTATTGTAGTCCATTTGTAAACTTCCTCTTCTTAATAGACCTCCCATAGTTAGTACCATTGAATCTACAGCGTCATCATGAGGTGAATGTCCGAAGTTAAGTAGCTCTTCTTCTAGTACATCCCACTTCCGCCATTTGTTCCATATTACTTTTTTGTGTTCGTATAAACCAAGAACACCACGGAGACGCGCAAGTTTATCTCCTTTAAAGCCTTTGACTGGAGAAACTGAAAGATTGTATAACGCACGCTGCTCCAGAATTATTCTTTTAAAATCACCTTCAAATGAGTTTTGATAAGCAACGGCTTCAGGCCATATTATGCACGGCGACATTGATGGAAAAAATTGACCTTCGTCATTCTCAAGGACTATATTCCAATCAGCAAGCATTTGGCAGAGCAGATCCATCTTATCGAGATTGCCCATCGTGCGAGCACGCCGTTGATCGATCATGTAAATTTTGCCTTCTTTAATTCCACCGAGAGTCATGACTGTCCAGTCATTTTTCTCTTTTAATCCAGCACTTAGATCAATACCAACACCAAGGCAGTCGTAATCTTCAGGAACTTCTCCTTTAATGATTAGCTCAGGTGATATACCAACATCAGTTGACTTAACAGCTGTATTTAAATACTGATAAGCAAAGGCAACACGATCTTCTAACTTTCGATCATTGAGGTATTTCATTGACCAAAACTCAGGCCAATATGAACGTTGTTTACCGTCAGCGTCTGTTATGACTGCTCGCTGAACAATCTGGTTCCAGTTGTTTTTTGGAACGAATAACGTGGCGTGAATATCGTCAAAGTGGAAGCGGGTTCCCAAACAGATAGCCCGTGCACCTTGGAACATCGTTGGTGCGATAACGTTAGACCATGTCTGTTCCATCTCACGGCGAATGTCTGGGTTGTTGATCGAAGCGGCAGATTTGATAGGGTCATCAATAAGCACCAACTGCGATCGTTTAGAGGTGATTGCACCTTTGAGACCACCACACGCAATTGTGAAAGCTTCTTCACCTGCTGTGTCAATTCCTGCAAACTCATAATCAATAGACCAGTACTCATCCGAACGTTTTATTTTGGAGAGTCTCACCATTGGAAAGATCTCCCGATACTTGTTGCTTATAAGAATCCCTTTAATCGTTGCTGACTTGGCACGACTGATGTCCACCATGTAAGCGATGTAAAGGATACGTAGCATCTGCTTGGCAGCTGCATGTCGTCCAATCATCCAGGCTGCAAACAAACCAAGGACAGTACTTTTGGCAGAACCACGTGGTGCGAGGATTGATGTATTTGGTCCACCAATTCCTATCAAGCATTCACTATCTTCTCCAGTGCATAACTGTGCATGCCACTCCAACATATGCTTTGCAGGAGCTTTACCCATGAACTTACAAAAGTCTTGGAAATTATCTCTTGCTTTTAGGACTTCTTCACTAGGTGGTTTTACAGTGACCTTTGTTGCATTCATCAACGCAATTCTTCTGTATGCTAATGAAGCGCTAGATATTGCCATAAGTTAGCCTTTCCTAAAGTCTAACTAATAATTATTCTTACGCTAAGCCAAAGTTCTCAGCCATACGATCCGCAGCTTTATTTTTCATCCTACTTATTGCTCTGCCCCGTGCTTCTCTAGCCTTACTCTCTGCATATGATATGCCCATGTCACGTAGGAAGGTAGCAGCTTCTTCTGCGCGTGCGTTAGATCCTGAACCACCATCGGGCATTCCAGGAAGTGCTTTAGCTAAATTCCCAATTGTGCGAACTGTAGATACTGAAGCATCTGATATTTCAGGAAATGGTTTTGATTCTGGAAGATACGGAGAAGGTCTCATTAGCCTAGTTCACTATATATCTTTGCAAATACTGCATTGATTGCATTATCAATAGGTTCAGCAAGATGTGGGTCATCTTTAAAGATGGAGGTCATTTCTCGCATCACACGATCTGCACCAGCAAGAATTAGTCCTCGTTTATCCGTTGTACGGTTCATCCGATCAGACGTCTCAATATGCGAACGTAGTTCCTTTTCAAGCGAAGCAAGCCGTGCTGCACCATCCGAACCTTTGATCTCTCCCGAGGTAATGGCCATTCGTAGGTCTTGTATATCGGAGTGGAGAGCAGCAATCTCGCTATTGAGTATTTCACGGCGATTAAGCTTTTTAAACTTCATTTTGACCCAACGGGCCATATCATTAAATGTACCTGGATAGTTCAAGATTCCCGCATATACCCAAATTTCAATAATTGATGGAGTTACCTCAGCAAATTCTTTGAACTCTTCTGATTCAGAAGCTGGCAATGTGTCCAGCCACTGATCAACATATGTCATATAGACTTTGCCTGTATTTTTAGTTGTTGTAGATGATGTCATTAGAAACCTCTGGCTAACCCTTTGGCCCTCGCAGCACTACGAGCTTCACCACGAGCGTTGATGTTGTCTTCAAATTCATAGTTCTTCCTATCCTCGGAACCTTGAGTTGTAATTCTGTTGCTATCTGTTTGACGTGTTTCGTCACCTAGCACTCTGTATCCTTTGCGATCATTTGTACCTTGAGTGTTAATTCTGTTGCTATCTGTTTGACGTGTTTCGTCTCCTTCTACACGATAGTTTTTACGTGTCTGATCTCCTTGTGCAGCAACCCCTAGTCTGAATTGTTCTCCAGATGTGATAGTTCCTAATCTATTTTCCACACCTTGTGCACGATAGTTTTTACGGGTCTGTTCCCCCGTTGCAGCCATCATTCCTATATTTCTTCCATACTCTCTGTTTTGGAATTCATCAGTGAGTTCAAATGTTTTATCTTTGTCTCGTTGAGTATATGCAAATTGATCTGCCGTTAGTTCTCTATTGTTCCGCAGCTCAAGGTTTGCACCAAACAAAGCATTGTCTTTGTAGAGACCAGATGCAAAGTCTGCTTGCTGCTCTGACCTAGCCATGTCAAAGTTCTTACCTACTTGATCTGCATAAATTCCCGTCTGTAAGTCGTTAATTCTATCGTTATCCTTATCTACAGGCTGGAAGAAGTTTTCACTTATCGTCTTAAAATTATCATATCCCTGTTGGATATTGTCAAAGTCCTGAGACGCATCTGCTTGTTGACTGTTGTCGTTATTTCCATCTTTATCTGTATCTACAAATGTACCCCCCTCATCCCTGTCATCAGTACCATTACCATTTTTATCTTGAAAATCCATAGTTCTCGCACCTTGGAGGAATCCATTGCCTACTTGTTCTCCACCTTGCGTTCTAAAACCGCCACCGCTTGTGTTATCTATTGATGACCCTCTACCATTCCATCCTCCACCTCTGTATGCAACCATGATCTTTTCTATTCACTAATATAAATATTGTATCTAACTACAATAGATATATATCAGGCGAAGACGTGTCATGCAATTCAACTATAGTAATTCTGCAAACTACCTTGCTGGTGGTGCACAGGTATCTAATACTTTAATTGACACCTATGACACGTCTCAGAAGACTGGTACTAATGTTAATAAGTTAGTACAAGCTCAGAGTAAGCGACGGGCTCAACAAAGAAAAAATGCAATTGACCAGGTTACTACTGTTGGAGATAAAGCAGTAGATATTCAGACTGGGATGAAGCTGACAGATATGGATGCGAAACTTAAGAAGGATATTCGTAATATTAATAGGCCAGCAAAAATGGCAGGTGCATTAGCAGCTACTGTTGATACAGGTAATGCTTATCTTATGTATGACAAAGAACGAAAGTTGAAGTTAAAGGAAGATGCTGAATATAAGGCAGCTGGCCAAACTCAAATGGATCTTATGAAAAAATCATTTGAAGCTCAAATGAAGGCAATGAAATCACGCTCAGAAGTAGAAACATTAAAACTCGAAAAGTTACGTAAGGAGTTTAATCAGTCAGGTACTCAACCCACAAATTCCTCAGACACTCCTCAGACTATTGCTAGCACCTCAACTGCTTCGCCTGTTCAAGCAATTGCACCGTCAGGGGGAAATGTAGACAGACAAGAGGTCTATACTTATTTGACAAAATCTAAAGGATTATCAAAAAATAAGGCTCTTGGTTTAATGGCTAATATCGACCGTGAAAGTACTTTTAGATCGAATCCTGCAGGTGGAGATGGAGGCAATTCTTTTGGAATGCTTCAATGGAATAATACCTATGGTAGATCTGATTTGATGAAGCAGAATGTTCCAGACTTTGCTACAAATTGGAAGGGTCAGTTAGATCACGCACTTTCTCAAAATCAACTACCCGAATATAATCAATTTATTAGTAAATTTAAAAATACTACTTACAGTTCTCCTCAAGCAGCAAGTGAGGCATTCCTACGTAATTGGGAGAGACCCGCAGACGTGGCAGGCGATATCGCAAAGAACAATCAGTTTATTGCAGGATATAATTATCAATAAACTTTAAATTAATAGTTAACCAAGTTGTTGCTGACATTCCCTAGCCCTTGCAGAATTAAGGCTAACGCCTCACGTTGATCTCTACGGTTACTACGAGCGTTTTCCATATCTAACCTACGGTTGTTCATTCCCATCTGGCCCATTTGCAGTTGGAAATTATTTTGTGCCTGCATTTGTTGGAATTGACGGTTAGCAAGATTTTGCTCCATCAAGTCAAGGTATCTTGACTGTTCAGTGCGTTTGGCTTCTGCTGCTTGTATTCGGCTAAAATCTCTCTGTTCGATTGCTAGATTTGTTGGTGTTGTTTTGTCTTCTTTTCTTAAACGATTACCTTCAGTAAGAATATCTTGTTCTGTTTTAAACGTCTTTGGAACTATATACCCTTGTACTGCAAAATCTGATCTAGCCTTTTCGGCTTTTTCAAAATTTCCAGCTTTAGAAAGCAATACACCTCTTGGATCCTTAATATTAATCGTTTCTTTTGAATCTGTTAAAAATTTCGTAATGTCATCTGATAGAAGAATATCATCAGCTTTTTTCTTGTAGAACTCTTCTGTTAATTCATCTGTACTGTGTCCAAATAAACGATCTTTCCAATTTGCTTCTATTTTTCCTGTTTTTGGATCGGGTCGTCTGCCTTGCGCAAACCTTTCTGCACTATTTCCAAATGCTGCATTAAAGGCACCTAACCCACCACGGTCATCATTTGCTTCATTAACAATCTCATTTAAACCTTTTATTTGATTAAGCAACGTAGACATTAAACTAATCCTCGCTGTTGTAGTAACTTAAGTGCTTCTTCTAGTTTACGCTCTTCTGCAGACTTACCTCCGCCAAATACAAGCTGAGTGCCATCACTTAGCATTTTGCCTAAGCCTGCACCTGCAGCTATACCTAAAGGACCACCTACTGCACCAAGCGTCCCACCAATTCCCATAGCAACAGCATCCATTCCTTTGTTTGCCAAGCGATCTGGACCAGCCACTACATCTGCAATATCCAGTCCAACTAAAGCTGCACTAAGTCCCGGAACTGCACGTAGGATATTTCTAGCTGTGTTGCCTCCAGCAAATCTTGCAACTTTTGCACCTATTGTTGCATTGCCTGCAGCATTTTTAGCGAGCTGTGCTTTGGCACCTCCCAACCCCCTTATCATGTCCCAGCTTGTTTTATTGGCAAACTCTTTGCCATTTAAAAAACGCAGGACATCATCAAGGTTTGTTTTACCTAACTTTGAAAGATCGTCCTGTAGGTAGGTTTTAGAAAGTCCTATGTTCATGGTTTTAGAAGTTTAATTAACCGAATAGACCGCCGAGCATTTGCCCGCCTTTAGATGCAAGTGCACCCACTATGGGATTGCCCCCGGAAAGGATTGTTCCACCGATACCAGCCACGGCACCAAGAGCAGAACCCCACTTAGATTTACTGGCAGCAGATTTGGCTTCCTTTTTTAATTCCTCGCCTTGTTTCTCTGCAGCAGATACCAATCCAATGGCACCTAAACTTTTACCCATTGCATTAGCCGTTGATCGACTAGCTGCAGTTTCTAATGCTGACTTATTGGCAATATCTTGCGCAATATAATCAGAGGGGATAAATGAACTGGCACGGTTGGCTTTCCAGATGTTACCAAGATCTACAGCATTGCCATAGGTCGTAGCGTTGCTCCGTGGAGTGTTAAATCTGATTGGATCAAAACTTAAAGCCATATGGTTTAATTAGCCTTTATTAAGTGTATCAATTTAATTTATAACTAGAATGCAGGACCAAAATATTCAAGTCCAGTTTTAGGTGCCACGCTTCCTGAGATACCCATTCCTGCGCTTGCCCTATCAACACCAATAGTTTTACCTAAAGTGTTGAAGCCTCCAGATGCACCAAAGGATCCCAAACCACCAGCAAAGCTTGCAATATCTCCAAAGGTCTTTGCTCCCTGTGCTGTCTGATTTGCAGATTGTTGTGCATCACCTAGGATTTCTTTATATCTCATTTGCCCGAAGGTATCTACACCTGCACCACCTACAATGTCAGTTTCAATATAGTTATTAAGAAAATCTTGTGCTCGTTTCTGAGCACCAGTTCCTACTACCTTTCCAGTATCAAATGAATCATTGGGATCTGGTGAAAACATTCCAAAAGCCATAATAATTACGATAAATATTGTTCAGCGTTCCCGCCTTGCATTTGATTCTCTAGAGAATTCCTGCGACGTCGCTCACCTTCAATTATATTACCTCCAACCTGACCTGCGGCTAATCCACCAAGTCCACCTAACAGTCCACCAATTGCTGCTTGCTTAGACCTTGCACCATACTTAGCTCCAGCTAATCCACCAGCTAGTGCCGCTGTATAAGGAACTATTCCTGTTGTCACAGGTAGTCCACGACCGAGGAACTGAACCTCGGGTCCATGTATTCCTTCATCAGTAAACTTCAGTGCTCCTGCACCAATAGTTAGATCACCATCTGTTGGATTGTAGTCTTCACGCTTGTCATACTTGAATGCTTGATATCGC